CCTTTGTGCATACCCATTTTTTTATCGCCAAAAGTTATTCTTTTAACTTTTTTTGTGCTTGGATTTTTAACGTAAACTTCTTTACGTTTTTTACCATACCCGCCATTCCCTTCTGGAATGGCTCTAGGTGTGTTAAGGGTTACTGTTTTGCCTTGCCACTCTGCCATTTTTAAGCATGAAATGCAGTCAAAGATGTAAAGGTTGCTGTGGTGTAATTAATAAACACTCCGTCTGAAAACACCAACCCGTTGTCTGGAATAGTTATGTCTCTGGTTGCTGTAGCAGAAGCCACACATCCTAATTTAAACAAACTGCTACCTGAAGTAGAAGTGTTTAAAAAATCTAAATTGCCAGCAGTACCAGAACAAACAACATTAATGCCTTGCAGTCTTGACCTACCGCCAAAAATTACATCAGCAACTGCTGTATTAATACCAGCAGATACATTGCCAGCTGGATTACCAACAGCAGTTATTGACGTTATTGTTCTAAAATATTTAGTTCCAGTAGCTGTACCAGCATTTGCACCTGTAATTGATTCTGTTAATGCTGCACCGCTAACGTCTGTACCAACTACGGTAAATGATTTAGCTGCATCATTGCCAGCAGAAAGAATTGTAACAATTCTTCCACCAACATTAGTAACAGAACCACCGTCAGCCAACGCACCACCTATAGTGAGTGCTGCGTTATTTCCTACGGCTGCTGCTGTTGATATTCCATCAGCATCTCAAGCTTGAGCATCGGCAGTAATAAAGACTGCTGTGACATCTGAGCCTGTTAGTCTAGTTGCCATAAGTTACTCCTTATTCAAATATAGTTCTGTTAATAGCTTGCCAATGCACATCAATTGCTTCGGCTGCTGCTGCACCAGCTTCTATACCAATGTAAGGTATAAGATCTACATTATCAGTTAAAGCACCAGATAAAACTGCTGCTGCACCTTCGGCTACAGCAGATACTGCTGTTCCGCCTGTTGAACCAGCTGTAGTAGTAATGTCGTACTGTGTACCATCAACAAAGATTGTTAATTTTCTGTCACTGTCAATAACCACTTTTAAATGGTAAGTAGTATTAGCAGCTACTGTTATAGGCAGTTGCGAAATAAAATCAGTTCCAGCAACTGAGTGTACAAAATGCAGTTTAGTGAAATCAGTAAATGCTTCTGAGTTAGTAGCATCTGTTTGAAATTTAAAATACGCTTGGTCAGCATCAGTAGCTATCAATTGATCGTTAGTAAGTTTTAGACCTGCCCAAAACTTTTGGTTATCAATGGCGTTTGACGAAATTGCACATTCCCATTCTGTTTGGTTTTCAGTACCCCACAACACACCAGTCCAAGCTGTAAAACCTGTATCTAAATGTGGAGCAATGATTCCTTGGTCTTGGTCAGCACCAGCAGTTGTGACAGTTAAACCAGCTCTTGTGGTATCAAAGGTAACCAAAGCAGTGGTCATATTTGTTCCTAGAATCTCAAAGTCTCTGTTTGCTGCTCTTGCAACTTCAACTGTATACGCTTGGTCAATGTTTGCATTGGTTGCTGGTCTTTTCTTAAACCATTCTGTTAAAAAATACCTGTCAGAAGTTAAAGCACTTCTGTTGGTGTTGTTTGCATTTGTTCCATGTACCACAAGTTGACCAGCAGTAGTAATTTCAACTTTATCGTTGATTTGATTACCTGATGTGCTGTTTGTAGCTAGGTGTTGGAAACCACCTTGTGACCTGACTGGTCCTGAAAAAGTTGTGTTAGCCATAATTTCCTCCAAGGAAATAAGTTCTATTGTCTCGGCTTGTCTGCTAGGTCAGTCGATAGAACAAGTTAATAATACCCTAGATACTAAAAATCATACTCCTTGGAGCATGATTTAGCAAATAGAATGTTTTAATCTTAGTTCATTAGGCTACCTTTATAGATTCATTTAATAATTTTGGTTTAGTTGGTCTTTTGAAGAAGTAAAATATACCATCAAAGTCTTTTGGCTTTTCTATCTTTGCATCAAACTGTACAAAGTCTCCCATCGTAATCCAACCATCTTGAAGACTAGGAATTGAGCCATACACCTTTTGACCAGTATCAAGAAGAAAAATACCTTTTTGAACATAACCCCATTGTGTCTGATATCCTTTTTCGTGTACAAGTTTTCCAGTAACAGTAATTCTGTTTTCTGTATCAAGATCAGGAGTATTAGCTACTTTTTGTAAGTCATCAAATCTTCTGCATGAGTTAGCCATGTAGTAGCACCACATAATCGTGTGATAATTAAGATCAATCTTTGCACTAATTTCTTTTGCTTTTGCAATTCTTTGTTCTTTCTGAGCCTTAAGAAGTGCAAGCTCTTCTTTGCTCTTTCTTTCAATGTCAAATGTATTGGCATCAAAAACCCATGATGTGTCTATTAAAGGCATGTTGGTTTTATTGGCATAAGCTCTAGCTTTTTTTTGAGCCTTTGCAGGGTCAATGCTTAAGTTTTGTATATGGTAGCTTGACTCATGCATGTTACCCCAACCATCCATATATTTATAGAAAGCTCTAAGAGTAAACATCTTGGTGCCCTCACCCATTGCTATCCTTAATTGTTCTCTACTCTTTGACACTACGCTACCTCCTGTTCTTTTACAAATTCATAATGCTTTTTTAAGAAGTAAACAGAAGCATGTGCTTTCTCAAAATTATTATAAAAGATACGCTTGGTATTATCATGTCGAGGATAGTCAGCTAAAGCATTGTCATGATAAATGTCATATTCCTCTAACATATTTAAGTAGTTAGTAGCATCGTACATAGGTTGGTCACCATCCATTGATTGATACAACCTCATGCCTGTCATGTCATTAGGAAGTTTGATGCTGTACACAGGCTTTGGATTTTTGGTTTCTACACCATCTTTGTAATTGTAGGCATTGGCTACAACCTCTAACTCAAGGTTCATAACCTCATCCCACTCAGGCGTATAATTTTTTAAATGTTTTAATGATTTCATTTTTTCTCCTTTGTTGTTATTAAATAAACTTTCCATATACTTAATATACACAAATTTAGACAAATGTACAACTATTTACACACTTTATTTCATTTATTTTAGACCAAAAAAAAGGGAGCCTAAGCTCCCTTTAAGGTTATTAAGAAACTTACGCTCCTTGTGAACCATAGATACCACGCCAGTTTGAAAAACCGAAGCTGTATCTTTCTCTAGCTTTGTAACGAATGTTACCAGTAGAGAAGTCAGGCTCCATGTTAGTCTCCATGCCAGTTCTTTGGAACATTTTTAGACCTTCGCCTTGATCTGTAACAGATGTTAGCAAGAAGAAAGCATCAGGATCAGTTAAATAATGATTAACTGTATAGCCACCGGGTAACACACCTGTGTTTTTGATAGCGTTTACATCATTATCTGCTGTACCTGATCTTAGAGTGCTGTTCAATATTCTGTCAGCAACAAAAACTAATTGTGGTGGAACCACAAGTTTTGAAGCATTAACAGAGATTGTTAGACCTCTATCGTCTGTAAATGTTGAGATATCAATAAGTGCATCCTCTAATGAAGTTTCATTAAGGTCAGCCATGGATGTAGCTCTATTTGCTGCTGTTCCACCACCTGCGAGGGGGTGAGCAGTTGCAATTAAAGGTTGTCCATCACCACCAGTAAAACTGGATGAAAATGCGTTATTAAGTACATTGGCACCTTTCACTTCTTTGGTGTTAGCCATTGATCGTGCTAGTGCTTTTGTATATCTTTTTCCTAAAGAATCGTAGAGGTTATCTTCAACTGCTTCTTCAGTTAGAGCAAAAGCTAACGCAATCGTGTCATGCGTATATCTTGCTGTGTAACTTTCAGAAGAGTTGTCAAAGACAACGCCTTGACCTTCAGACTTAGTTGGTGCTGAACCAAATCCCATAACTAATACTTCTTCTTCGAAAGCCTTTTGAGAGTCTTCGATGGAGAAAATTTCAGTATATTCTTGTTGGTATGTATCATACTCAAGTCCAAATAAACTGTTTAAGCCGGGTTCTAGTTCTTTTGCTAATTGTGCTCTTGAAATTGCCATAATTTATATCCTTATGCTAAACCAGCACCTTTCTGCCCACATATATGATTTTGAATCACACAGAGAACATTAGTGTCAGTCGAACCTACGTCCGAGTTATCAGGGTCTTCAGAAATATCTAAGACTTTCAGTGGTAGTGAAGCAGTGGTATTACCAGTACTAACAGCACATTCAGTATTCGATCTTCCTGACTTAGTGTCGCCTACAGGTGATCCATCAACAATGTCGAAATTTCCGAACAAGTCTGCAACTGGAAAAGCTGCATTACATTGTACTTCGAAAACAACATTAGGATGATCTATCACTGATGCGATTATATCAGAGGAAGTAATACTTCCTTCGTATGAGTTACTAAAAACTTGTTCGCCACTAGAGTTTGTAAAGCTTACGCCATTAAAAACTCCAACGATAGGTACAGCTCCAGAAGCGGCGTGTCTGCCCAAAACACCAGCAGTAAGCTGGGTAACCAAGTCGCCTTGGAAAATTGGGGTAGTCGCACCACTAGCGATTCTGTATCTTGATTGTCCACCTGAATAAGGTGCACCACTCATCATACGAACAGGTTTTAGTCCAAATGGAGCATTTTTATTTGCCATAATTTAGTTTCCTGTTATTTAGTTACTTTTCTTTCCAAAAGTAACTTGAGATTCTCGTTTAGAATCATACTTAACATAGCGATTGTCTTTTCCTGAATCATTAAACATTGTGTTGTCTAACGCTTCATTAGCAAGACGAGTTCTATCTTCATAGTGCTCTCTTCTTTCATTAACAGTCTCTATGGGCATTTTTGCTAAAACGAGTCCTTCGTTATGTATTACGCCTGCCATCCTACCTTGTTCGATAGTAGGAAAATGCCAACCTGCTGGAAGCTCAGAACCTTGTACAAGTTCCCAACCTTCTCTTAGTCTATAACTCATGTTATTTGCATCTTCTATACCTAAAGTTGCTTCTCTTATCCACCTATATACAAAGCCTTCAGGTGGTGGAGGAGTTTCAAGTTTTCTGACTGGTCGCCATGGTTTTCTACGAGCTTCTTTATCGTGTGTCTCGGAATCACGAACATTTCTAGTCATATCCAATTTCTTATCGTCTATCATTAAATCACCTCTCTTTGTGAAATTTTTTGTTTCTCTTTGGCTACTCTTTTCAACCAATCATCTTGTGACATGTTGTAAGGTTTTAACCCTGAGAGCCGATCTACTTCAGACTTAGAAAAAGTCACGCCTTTCTTTTTTGCTTGTGTTTTTTGCCGACTTCCTACGGAAGCAGATGCGACTCTTTGCACAGAGGGTCTGTCATCTTTTTTATTGGCTTTTTTATCATCACCCAAAGTTGGGTAAACTTTAAAAACTCTTTTATTTAATTCGCTGTAATAATCGTCTGAATCAGCTTCAAACCCTTCGTTTACAAGATTAAAATGTGTGAAATAAGCAAATTG